GACTCTGTGGTCATGGCCAAGCCAGCCAAGATGATGATTCACGACGCGTCAGGGATCGTCCTCGGGAACGCTGCAGACATGCAGGCGATGGCAGAGCTACTCGACGAACTGTCAGACACCATCGCCACCATCTACGCGGACCGCGCCGGCGGCCTAACGGCGACATGGCGGGACGCGATGAAAGCCGAGACGTGGTACTCCGCGGCAAACGCCGTAGAGGCCGGGCTCGCGGACCGTGTGGAGCACGACACCACGGGATCGCCGCCGGAAGATCGGCAGAGCCAGTTGATCCGCGCAAGGGCGCGGCTACTCCTGAAAGGGGAGTGACAGTGGACATCGATCAGATTCTCGCCGCGCTGCAAGCCGTCATCGACGGTGCGGCCGGCCGGCCTCTGACGGCCGAGGAGGTCACGCAGTACGAGGGCCTCGAAACGCAGCTTGCCGCCGCCCAGGTCGACCAGGCCATCCGGGCGCGGCAGAACGCGTACAACACGCCGGTGCGGAACGACCTTCACGTCAACGTGGGCGGCGCCGAGCCCGACGAATACGCGGACCTCAATGCCGCGTTCACGAACTACCTCCGCACCGGCCGGCCGAACGCCGATATTGCGGAGCTTCGGAACGCACAGGAGACGGGCTCTGACTCGGAGGGCGGCTACCTCGTGTCGCCGCAATTCCGCCAGAAGCTCGTCGAGGTCCGCGCCGCGTACGGCGGCCTCGCCGCGGAGGTCGACAGCTTCACTACCGAGCGCGGCGGCGACCTCGAATACCCGTCCCTCGACGACACCGCCAACTCGGGTGACATCACAGCCGAGGAGGCCGCGTTTGCCGATGGCGACGACCTGGCGTTCGGCACCGTGGCGCTCGGGGCGTTCAAGTACACGTCGACCGGCGCCGGCACCACGACGCCGCTACGCGTGTCCGTCGAACTGCTGCAGGACTCGGAGTTTGACATCGAGGCCCTGGTCTCCCGCGCGCTGGGAACGCGCATCCAGCGCAAGCAGGCCGCGGACTGGGTGAACGGCAACGGCACCACGCTCCCGTTCGGACTGCTCCACGACGGGCTCACCGCGGACGTCGTGCTCGACGTCGAGGCCACCATCGACTACGACGAGATTCTCGACGTCGAGGCCGCGCTCGACCCCGAGTACGAGCAGAATGCCAAGTGGGTGATGAGCAAGGGTACGTGGGTCGCAATCCGCCGGATCGTCGTGGACGGCCGGCCGCTCATCAACCCGCAGACCATGGGCATCGGCCAGGCGCCGGCGAGGGAACTGCTCGGCTACCCCGTCATCATCGACCAGGGCTGCAACGCCGTCACCGCGGACGGCGTGGCCGGCGGGTTCGCCGCGCTGGGCGACTTCCGCGAGGCGTACGTCATCCGCCGGGTGGCGCCGCTCGCGGTCGTCGTCAACCCGTGGTCGCGCGCGAACAACGGCCAGGTGGAGTACGTGGCGTGGGAGCGGGCAGACGGCAACATCCAGAACCGCTCGGCGTACGCCACCATCGAGAACATCACCACCTGACCCTCACACGTGGAGCTCCACCGCGGGCGGACCCCCCTCCGGGGTGGAGCTCCCACATTAAGCAACACCCAAACCGACCGACCAGGAAAGGAACCGCCATGCTGCTCAGAGACAACCCCGAGGCGCTCAAGGAATACAAGGAGCGCAAGGCAAAGGCTCTCGCCAAGACGGCAACCGCCCGCAAGGCCGCGGACCGCCGCAAGGCCGCACACAACGCCGGCACCGCGACGGCGCCCGGCAGGCCGGCGGCGGCGCAGTCCTGATGTCCGCCGTGGGCCTGCTCGTGGTGCTGCTGGCAGTCCTGCTGCTGCTGCACCTGCTCGGCGTGATCTGAGAGAAAGGACCGACCGATGGCGTGGGCGCCGGATTACGTGACACTCGCGGAACTAAAAACGTATCTGCGAATCACAGACACCGACGATGACGCGGAACTGGCGCTCGCCATCACAGCGGCCTCACGGGCCGTGGACGGCTACTGCCGGCGGCAATTCGGCCAGACGGCCGCCGCGGAGGAACGGTCCTACACGGCCTACTACGACCGCCGCGCCCGCGTGTGGGTCGTCGTGTTCGACGACCTGCAGGACATCACCGGCCTAACCGTCACAGTCGAGGCCGGCGAGGTCGACGACTACACCCTCGAACCCGTGAACGCGGCGCAAAAGGGAAAGCCGTTCGAGCGTCTCCGTGTCAACTCTGGCAGCGCGGCGATGCCCACAAGCGAACGGCACGGCGTCACCATAGACGCCGTGTGGGGATGGGACGCTGTGCCGGCCGCAGTCGAGCAGGCCACGATGCTGCAGGCGCACCGTTACCACTCGCGACGGTGGTCCCCGTACGGGGTCGCCGGCTCACCCGACCAGGGCTCCGAGATGCGACTGCTCGCGAGGCTCGACCCCGACGTCGAGTCGTCCCTGTCGAGGGCCAAGCTGTACCGCTGGTGGGCGGCGGCCTGACCATGGACCTAGGGGACGTCATGGACGCGATTTCCGCGCGCGTCGACACCATCACCGGCCTGCGATGCTTCGCATGGCCGCCGGATAGCATCACACCACCGGCGGCCATCGTCGCATACCCGGAGGAGATGCAACTCGACGCGACCTACAACCGGGGCGCGGACACAATGACGCTCCCGCTGATCGTGGCCGTGGGAAAGGCCCACGACCGATCCACCCGGGACAGGGTGGCGGCCTACTGCGAGGGCGCCGGCGCGGCGTCGATAAAGGCCGTCGTCGAGTCGGGCACATACACGGCGTTTGACTCTGTGCGCGTGGCCCGCGTGGAATTCGACGTCGTAACAATCGGGGGCGTCGACTACCTCGCGGCCCTATTCGAGCTAGACATCATCGGAGACGGAGCGTAAAGACATGAGCATGGTTCACGGCAAGGTGACATTCGTCTCCCTCGACGGCGACGACCTCTCGCAATACTCGGACAACTCGGAATTGAAGTTCGAGGCCGATGAGCACGACGTCACCACGTACGGCAATGACGGGCACGTTTTCTTGGGCGGGCTCACGTCGGGGTCGGTCACCATCTCGGGCAAGTACGACTCAACGGCCGGCACCGGCCCGCGGGCCGTCCTCCTGCCGTTGCGCGGGACCGTCGTGGAGTTGGTTCACCGGCCCGAGGGCACCGGCGCGAGCCTCCCACAAGACACCGTGGACGTCCTGGTCAAAAGCTACGTGCAGACGCACCCCGTCGCGGACTACATCATGTGGTCCGTCGAACTGACCATGAGCGGTGACGTCGACTCGACGGCGCAGAGCGCGTGACCGCCGTCGACCGGGAGGCGTTGTTCAAGGCGCGTCTCCCCGAGGAGGAGTACGAGCTACCCGGGCTCGGCACGTTCCGTATCCGCGGCCTGTCACGCGGCGAGGTCCTCGCCGCACAAGCCGATGACCCGCGGCTGGCCGTGTTCGAGCGGCGACTCCTGGCCCGCGGGGTCGTCGACCCGAAGCTGACCGAGACGGACGTCGGCCGCTGGCAGGAGGCGTCACCCTCGGGCGAAATGGAACCACTCATCGCCCGAATTCAACTCCTGTCAGGGATCGGACGGGAGGTCGAAAAGGGCGCATACGAGTCGTTTCGAGACGAACCCGGAATTGGAATTCGAGATGTACCTAGCGGCGAAACTGACAATGACAGTGGCGCAGCTACGGGAGGAAATGTCGTCTGACGAATTCACACGCTGGCACGTGTACTACGCACGGAAGGCGCAACGGGACGAACTGGCACGGCTACAGCAGGGAGGCAATAAGTGAACACGCCGGGCGCCGGCCTCCCCGAGGGCTCCGTCATCATCACCCCAAACGAGATGTATCGAGAGATGCAAGATATTGGGCGCAAGGTCGACCACATCTCGGCCGTCATCGACCCCACATTGACGGCTGTGCAGGAAGGCCAAGCGTCTAACCGCGAGCGAATCGCGAAACTGGAAGGGCAAGTGGCCGCGCTGCAAAACTGGCGATGGTTCGTCCTCGGAATCGCCGCTATCGGCGCGCCGGCCGTGGCCGCGCTGGTTAGCCTCCTGCTCGGGTGGGCGCCATGAGCGCCACAGACCCGATCCACGTGGAAGGGCTCCGCGAGTTTCAAACGTCCCTAAAGCGTCTCGACTCCGATATGCCAAAGGTGCTACGGCTGGGCCTAAATAGCGTGGCGGACGTCGTGGTCGACGTGGCCC